TGGCGCCACGGGCGACCTGGAAACGGCGCGCGCGCTGTTCATGGGTGCGCAGGCCGGCGTGATGGCGTTCGGCTCGCCGGGCACGGGCATGCGCTACGGCTGGCACGAGGAAACCCGCGACAACGGCAACCAGGTCGTGATCACCACGTCGTCCATCTTCGGCGTCAAGAAGTCGGTCTTCGAGATCGAGGGCGAGAAGCAGGATCACGGCGTCTACGGCATCGACACGGCCGCTGCGTCGCGCTGATCCAACCCAACGAATAGAAGGAGTCAGACATGGCTTTCAAACAACTCAGTGCCGTGGCCGCAGGCCATCAGGCACCCATCACCCCTGGCGGCTCCGAGCTGGTGCGCTCGCGCTTCGGCCAGCCCCTAGCCGTGGCAGACCACGCAGTCGGCGCCCGTGGCGTCATCGGCATCCTGCCCGCTGGCACGCTGCCCGTGTCCCTGTTCATCCGCGTGCCTGCCGCCCTGGGCGCGGGCTTCAAGGCCTCCATCGGCCTGGCGGATGCGGCCGGCGACATCAGCGCTGCGGCCGACGACGGCGGCGGTGCCTGGGTGACGGACAACGACGCCGGCGCGGCCGGCGGCTATGTGCACCTGGTGCCTGCAGCCTTTGCCAAGCTGGTGCCCAAGGACGAAGACCGCCACATCGTCCTGAAGGTCACAGGCGCGGGCACGGCCGCAGGCCTCTTCGCCCTGGATCTGATCTACACGAACGCCTGACAGCGTGTGCGCGCCCCGCAAGGGGCTTTCCCCCGGTGGCATCGGCTGCCGGGGCTTTTTGAACCCCGGAGAACCAAACCATGAAGCTGTTCACTTCGCTGCCCGCACGCAAGGACGGAACCCTGATCGTGCGCCTCAAGGGCGCCACCTATGTTTTCGAGGGCAAGCCGCTGGCCTGCGAGGTCGAGAACGAGGCCGATGCCGAACACCTGCGTGCTGGCAACTTCCAGACCGAAGAGGACTTCGAGGCCGAGCAGAAATTCCAGCGCCTGTCCGCCGAGCGCGAAGCCCGCCGCGCGGCCCTGGACGGCAAGACGCCTTCCTCGCGCAACACCTTCACGCCCGGCGTGGGCCAGCGCGATGACGACGAAGACCTGGACGGCGGCACCGGACTGCCGCAGGAAGCCGACACGCCGGCTACCGGCGCTGTGCGCCGTACCGCGCGTGCATCGGCCGTGAAGTAAGGCAGGCGTATGGCCTCCTGGGAGAACTGGATGCCCGAGCTGGTCCTGGCCGCCCCCAAGGCGCCGGTCCCGCTCATTCACCTGGCGCTGAACCGGGCCGCGCGCACCTTCCTCAAGGCCACGCGCGCCTGGCAGGAGTGGCTGGAGCCCACGGACGTGACGGGCGAGGCCTTCGCCGAGTACACCTTCGAGCTGCCCCAGGGCGCCGAGCTGCTGCGCCTGGAGCGCGCCACGCTGGCCGGGCGCCCGCTGGAGGTGGCCAAGGCGCGCGATCTGCCGGCCGACCCCTGGCAGCACGAGCTGCGCGGCAAGCTCTACCTGGTCACGACCAACCTGCGCGAATTCACAGTACGCACGGGCAGCGCGGGCCGGCTGCAGGTCTACGCCTCGTTGATGCCGTCCCTGCGCGGCAACAGCGTACCGGACGAGGTGGCCTCGCTCTACCACGAGGCGATCCGCGAGGGCGCCAAGGCCGAGCTGCTGGCCACTGAGGGCACGGACTACTACAAGCCCGACCAGGCCGGCGTGGCCCTGGCGTTCTTCCAGCGCGCCATGGATGACGCCACGGCCGACGTGTGGCGGTCCAACACCAGCCGCGGCTCGCGGGGGAGGGCGTCATGGCTTTGACCGTGGCCCAACTGCTGGACGATGCAGCGCGCGACCTGCAGGACAAGGGGCACATCCGCTGGACCCGCGCGGATCTGCTGGACTGGTTCAACGCCGCGCAGCGTGCCTTTGCCGAGCAGCGGCCCGACCAGATGGCCCAGCCGCGCGACCTGGTGCTGGCCGCCGGGTGGCGGCAGGAGCTGCCGGCCGACGTGCTCACGCTGATCGACATCACCAACAACGCCAACGCCACGCAGCGGCGCATCACCAAGACCGACCTGTGGGTGCTGGACGCCGTGGCCGGTGCCTGGCGCTCGGGCTCTCCGGGCCGCGAGGTGCAGCACTACATGCACGATCTGGGCACGCCCCAGGAATTCCTGGTCTATCCGCCCGTGGCAGCAGGCACCAAGGTGCGCGCCATGGTGGGTGTCGCGGCTGTGGACCTGGCCGACGAGAGCGGAACGCCCAGCGTGCCCGAGCGCTGGATGGATGCGCTGCGGCACTTCGTGCTGTTCCGTGCCTGGTCCATCGACGCCGAGTTCGGCGGCAACGCGACCATCGCGGCGGCGCACCGTGCCCTCTACAACGAGGCGCTGGGCATTCAGGCCCAGGCAGCAGCAACGACGGCCGTGGCGCAGAAGTAAGCGCAAGAAATCCCCGGTGGTGACCAAGCCTGCCTATACTGCGGGCAATTTCCACTGGGGCGCTGGAGTGCTCGGAACCATAGGAGCCGATATGGCTGGTTTCTCGACCTCCCTCGCCAACGCGATCATCAGCGCCACGCTGCGCAAGCAGGCCTTCCCGGCCATCCGCAACACTTTCTTCGCCTTGTTCACGGCGGACCCCACCGACGCCTTCACCGCCGGCACCGAGGTGGCAGCACCGTGGTACCAGCGCGTGGCCACGGGCGCCTTTGCCGCGCCGAACAACGGCGCCACCTACAACGCCGTGCGCGCGGAGTTTCCGCCCGTCACGGGCGCCCAGGTCACGGTCACGCACATCGGAATCATGGAAGGTGACTCGGCCACCGATGGCACGGCCACTCTCATGTATTCCGAGCCGCTGCCCACGCCGCGCACGCTGCAGATCAATGACGTGTTCCTGGTGGACAGCCAGGCACTGACGGGCGACTTCACGCTGCAGCTGCTGTAAGCCATGAACAGGGGAGCACTCAATGGCTTCGCGCTGAACGGGCGGGCCTCCGATCCCGTGGTGCGCATCCGCGTGGACGCCAAGGGCTATGCCCGCGTCCGCGTGGGCGGGCGCGTGCTCGCCTATGCCGTGGTGCACTCGGCCCCCGCTGCTGCGCTCACCGGCCCGCTGGGCCGCGTGCATGCCAAGCTCTCGGCCGATTCCGTGGCGCGCGCAGCTGTCGAGGGCGTGCTGGGCCGGGTCCATGTGCGCAGCCTGCTGGCAGCCACCGGCCGCGCCATCGTCCAGGTCACGCTGCCTCCCGTGCGCGGGCGTGTGGCAGTCCAGGCCCGGGCCAGCGCCACGGTCACGGCCCATGTGCAGGCCCGCGTTGGCGTGGACGCGACCGCGCGTGCCAGCTTCAAGCCCCAGGCGCGTTTGCTGCGCCGTGGCCCTGTGCAATCCACGCCCACCGCCCGTGGCACAGCCGATGGCCGCATCTACGTGCGCCGCTGGCTGCGTTCGCCCGTGGACGGCAAGGGCCAGGCCTTTGTCGTCACGCAGGGGCGGGTCGAGGCGCGTCTGGCCGCGCTGGTCCACGCCAAGGCTGCGATCACGGCCCGTGGGCAGCGCCTGGTGCGCGCGCCGCTGCAGGCCCAGGGCGTGGCCTTCATCGACATCGATCCGGCCGTCCACAAGCGCCTGCCCTTCGATGAGCAGGCACCCGAATCCCGCACCTTCCTCGTGCCCGCAGGAATGACCACCTTCTACGTCACAGACCAGGGGCAAAGCATGTTCCGCACTTCCCCCATGCAGCCTGCAGACACGCAGGACTACGACATCGAGTTCGCCGACTGGTTTCCGCCAGGCGACGAGATAGTTTCCGTGCAGCTCAAGGTGCAGCCGGCCATGCCCATGCCGCCGTCCTTTGCCTTCGTGGGCCAGCGCGTGAAGGTCTGGATCTACGCGGGCGGCCTGAGCGGCCAGAAGTACCAGATCAGCGTGGCCGCAACGACCAACGACGGCCGCACGAAAGAGGTGGAGCTGATCGTGCCCATCAAGGAAAAATAGAAATGCCGCAGCTGTTCCTGAACAACTTCCAAACCCAGTTCATCGCCGACGTGCGCGCGGCGCCGCAGACGGGCGCGCCGGGCAGCGAGCTGGACTACGGCGTGCTGCGCGTGTCCGATGGCGCGGCCGGCACGCTGCTGAATCCACCCGCCGGCGGCTGGTACGTGCTGACGGCCTACAAGCGCAACGGATCGCTCGAAACCGATTACGAGATCCTGCGCGTCACGGCCGTGGACAACTCGGTGATCGGTGAATGCCGGCTCACGGTGCTGCGCGGCCAAGAGGGCACGGCGCCCCGGGCCTACAACTCGGGCGACCTGCTGGAGATGCGCATGACGGCCGGGGGTATGCGCGAGGTGGTGCAGACCACGGATGAGCGCATGTCGAATCCGCGTGCACCGACCGGCGCGGCCGGTGGCGTGCTGGCCGGCCAGTACCCGAACCCCACGTTTGCCCAACCCATGGCCACGGCGGCGGATCTGCAGGGCAAGGTCGACAAGGTGCCAGGCAAGGGCCTGAGCGCCAACGATTTCAGCGACGAGGCTGCGGCAAAGCTCGGCGGTGTGGCGACGGGTGCCACCAAGAACGCGACCGATGCCCAACTGCGGGACCGCAGCACGCACACGGGTGAGCAGGCGATAGCCTCCGTCACCGGCTTGCAAGATGCGTTGGACACGATGTTGAAGAAGTCCGGCGACACCATGAGAGGTAGTCTGAATTTCTACGGAAATGGCTTGAGGCTGACCGCTGATTTCAGTAGCAACGTGCTCTCTGATCGCCTCGCCTTTCAGTCGAACATCAACAATTCTTTGACCATCGTTGGGGCGCTTCCAACAGGCACAGGGACAATCTCGGGCTTTCGCGCCCATGGTGGCACAGATCCAGGTAACTCGGCTGTGGGCGATTTGGTGATTCTGGGAGGCCAAGAGGTCCGCCTGAACTCCGGTGTCACGGGAAATGGTCAGTACCTGCCGATGACGTTTTACACCAGCGGTACAGAGCGGATGATTATCCGAACGAACGGTAATGTTGGTGTTGGTACGTCTGTGCCGCTGTCCAAGTTTGTCGTGAGCAATTCGGCTCTTGTAGGTGGTGGTCCGCAGACTACTGGCGGTGGTGCCGACCCGAATTCCATCATGCGCTTGCAAGGGGGAAGTGTTGCGTTGGATTTTGGGGTGTATCAGTCTGGGGCCTTTTGGATACAGCCGCGAATCTATTCGGATTACACATTGAATCAATGGCTGTTCTTGAATCCTAATGGTGGTCCTGTCCTCGTTGGTAATGGAGGATTTGGTTACGGTCCTGGTGCCGGTGGCACAGTGACCCAGCCAACAAGTAAATCTACCAATGTTGCTATCAACAAAGTTGCCGGAGTGATTACCACGCACAACCAAGCGTTGTCGCCAAATACCGTGGCTGTATTCTTGGTATATAACAGCATGGTGGGGCCCCTCGATGTTGTCAATCTGACATTGACCAATAGCTTCGGAACAGTTGATTCATCTTTTTATAATGCTTGGGCTGTTGCTAATAACGAGGGGTCATTTTATATATGTTTGAAGAATATTTCATCGTCTGCCTTAGCACATGCGGTGCAAATCAATTTTGCAATTACTAAGGGCGCAGCAATCTAATGAAAATAAAGAGCGTTATTCGCTACGAAAACGCCCATGCAATTGAGGCGACATGGGTTGATGATGAGGGCAATGTGGCACGTTGCCACATTTATGCCAATTCCCAAATGCAGGAGTTGCGCTCCGACCTGGGGGCGCAAGCGCCGGAGTACGAGTTTCTGATCGCGGCGGTCGAGGCCACGGAGGAGCCGCCGCCGCCGGCGGTAGTTCCCGAATCATGCACGCCCGCCCAGGGCTTGGTTGCTCTCTATGTACTGCGGGGCATCACTGAAGATGCGCTCAATTCGACCATTGAGGCCATCGAAGATGACGCCTTGCGCTATACGACCCGCATAGGATTTGCCAGGGCGACTGAGTGGAGGCGCCGCAGCCCCTCCATCGTGCTGATGGGCGAATTACTGAGCCTTTCTGCAGCAGACCTTGACGCGCTTTTCACGCATGCGGTGACCGTCGAGGTTTGAAATGGTGCCAAGCCTGCCAGGGTAGCAGGCCATGACCACCTACAAGCTGTCCGCATTCCCGGGCGAGGCGCCCAGCGTGTCCGATCGCGCGCTGGGCGCGAACTTCGCCCGGGAGCACTTCAATCTCTTCCTGCCCAGCTCCGAGTTCTGGCCGCTGGCCACCGACCGGCGCCACTCGGCATGCCTGGCCGGCACCCGCACGCTGCACCGCTTCGCGCGAGATGCCAGCGGAGCCGTGGTGCAGAACCCGGCCGCACCCATCCGCTCCTGGGTGCAGGAGCTGTCTCTGGTCAAGGGCCAGATCAACGACGAGGCCACCGAGCGCACCTACCAGACCACCAACGACGGCAGCGCGGCGCCGCGTGCGCTGGACGTGCGCGGCAACGACCGGCTGCTGGGCGTGGTGCGCCCGGTCAAGCCAACGGTCACCCTGCAGGTGGTGGACGAGTTCACGACCGAGGAGGCCAAGACCTGGCTGTATGGCGACTTCGCCGAGCTGGTGCGCGCGGACCTGCTGGCCACGGTGATCCAGCAT